TCCTCCTCCAAAAAGGGTTCCTAATTCTTCTACAGTTATTTTATCTGTAGAATCTGCACCTACTCTTACAATAGGTAAAATATCCACTGCTGGATTTATTTGATTTCCTAATACATTAGGAAGTTGAGTTATTTTTACACTTGCCATTTTTATTTATTTAATATCTTTTATTTATTTTTATTCGTAAACTCTGATCTCGATTGAAGTGTTTGATAATTGATCATCTACTGTATCTGCATTATATATAGAAATAATTTGTGAATAATTTACTGTTAAATTTTCTATAAAAATGCCATTAGGTAAATCTGAAAGAGGACTATACACATAAGGCACACTATAAGTTTTATTTGTTGTAAATAATCCATCAGAATTTACATTATATCTTCCAACCATATCATAAGTAAACCAAATATTACCAATAGTGTTTTCTAATACAGTTGCTATTGGTGCGCCTGTGTTGTATGTAAGTTCTGCATCATCATTTTCCCCCCAACTATTCGGAGTAGTTCCTGTTGCTACAAAATAAGTACCTTCATTATTATTAGGTGCGCCTACATTTGTGAAATCAGCAGTATTATTATCATTGCCTTCAATATTGTAAGTACATCCAATGGTCAATGCGTCACCTTCATATAATGCTTGAGAGGAACTTCCGCCACTCTGAGTTAATAAAGCTGTATAAACTTTGTAAGGTCTAGTAAATGAACCTATTTCTTGTACTGTGGTTTTTACTGTATCATTACCTTGTACAATAGGTAATACTTCTGAACCTGTTAATGGTCCTGAAGGGTTTAATTCTGTTATTTTTACACTTGCCATTTTTATTTAAATTATTAAGTTACAATATATTGACCATTTTGAGATAATAAACAATTTGAATTTTGAGTAATAAGATGAGTTAATAAATCACAACATTCAAAAACTTTTTTAATTACTCCAGTAAAACTAATTGTTTCAATAGTTTTTCTAGGTCTTATAACATCAGTGGTAATCCACCACTGTTCACTTCTTAATCCAGGACAGAAGGTTTCTGTAAATTCACAATTATAAATATCCATTACTATTTTATTAAGAGAAGTCCAGTTAGCTCCTGGTTTTTTTCTTCCCTTTAATAAGTAGGCTTTTCTAATAAAAAAATCTGCTTGGTTTTCACAACAAGGAATGTTAAAACAACTAAAAATGTCATTAACAACATCTGTCATATTAATGAAAGCCCCTTGATTGACTTGCTTTATTTTACTTTCAATAATTGCCTCTGAAAGAATTAATGTATTTTTCATGTATTAATTTTTTTTTATTTTGATTATTTAAAATCAAATGTAAATTTAAAAAATAATTTTAAATTTATTGTTTTTAATTTTTATTTTTTTTTGTTTATAAAAAAAATAGGTGGCAAAGAAAACTCTACCACCTACCCACACAAAACAACAGATATATTAATTTAAATTAATATATTTTATTATTATAATTTATGCAATACAATCAAGTTCAATTGTTTTTCCACAAGGGCCTGTAGTAACAAATGCATTTAGTACTCCTTCTACAGCTGCTTGAGTTACAGTATCTGTATTAGGAATTAGAATTGTAGTTATAAACTTAGGTGTCCATTTTTGACTATTAGCATCTTCATTAGTAGATGTTGAATGGTGTCCTAGTGAATACTGGCAATATGATTTTTCACACTCTACTAGCAAATTTTTAGTTCTTGAAACTTCTAGTTGAGCATAGTATGGAGCTCCTGTAGTTTCAACTTCATTGTTCAAACCATCAAAACCTGTACCACCTGGCATTTCCATATACTCTTCCCACTGAAGATCTGCACCTATACCTTTTGGCATAGCTAAAGCTGATAAATTTTGAGTTGCAAGTGTACTATTTGGTGCCCAACCTGAATTTAAAATAGTTTGGATAGAACCAATAGTGTATCTTTGCATAATGCTTTCAGCTGTAGGGAAACAACCACACTCTTGAGTATTAACTTTGAAAGTTATTGTAAATCCTGCAGCATAAGTAACTCCATTAACTGTAAGAGCACCCCCTGTAATATTAGCAACTGAAGCTACATATTTTTTTAGTAATTCATTTCCTTGAATTTCTGCAATGAATTTATTTCTCAAATCATTTACATTTGGAGTATAATCACAATCACCATCACATGAAGGACAAACTTCTGATTGTACAGAAATTAGTTCTGTATGAAATCTATTTTCTGGGTAGAAAAAGTTTAATGTTGGATCACGCAATTGAATACCAATTGAGTAATTAGTAGAGCAATCAATACAAGAGAAATAAAATGAAGCAGTATTTGAACTACCTGCTTGTGGAGCATCTACATTAGCATAATCAATAAGACATGAAGAAAGGGTTTCTCCATTACTTACTCTTACTTTTTTAGACTTTGTAGCTTGACCAGTAACAACACCTACACCTATTGCAATAAAAATTTCTTTTACTCCTACAACAGTAGAAGCATTTACTGCAGTATTAGTTTCAGCGTTAAAAAATCCAATTTGACCTGGAGCCAAATTGTACCATTTGTTTACTGCATCGTACAAAGCTGTACCAGTTGTAACAATAGCAGCATTTCCTTTGGTTGGAAGGAAAATAGTTTTTTGAATTCTAGTTGACATAATTTATTTATTTAAAGTTTTTTAAGATTATATTTTTGATATGTTTAAAATTTTATTTAATTGAGATTCAAAATCTATAGTGTTTCCGATATCTCTCATTGCAATTAATACTGCAATATCTATTATTTTGTTTGCTTGGAATGTAGAGTCAATTTCTATGTCTCTTTGAACTGCAGGAGTTCCATCAGGTAAGTTATAAGTTCCTCCTCCATTTAAAAAATCTACAGGATTACCTGGTCTTAAAGGCTTTCTGATATAAGTTAAAAATACTTTTTCTATATCAAAATCTTCATAATAAAGATATAATTTGTTTCCTGAAAGATCTAAATTTACTCTTTCAAAAGTAAATGAAGAATTAAACATAGGATCATTTACATATATATCATCTTTTTGAACAATGTAATTTTTTATTTTCTTTTTATTCTCACATTGGTTATGTTTACACAAAGAATATGATTCTAAATATCTATAATAATCCAAAGGCAAATTTGCAGTATAATACTCATCAGTTACTTTAGTAACAGGTATTTCTAAATCTTTAATTTCTAATTGCCTAATGTCATCTCTTCGCTTTTGATTTAACTCTAATTGCTCACAAATACTTTCAACATAAATTATATAGGCCTCAAATATGTACTCATCAATCTGAGGTATAAGAAAATTTGCATTTCTTAATCCATCTACCTTATTAGCGTGTTGTTTAAATTTATAGTGGGCTTCTTTTATAGAATACATTACTTCATCTTAGCTTTTAAAGCCTCCTCTAAAGTCAACAATAATGCAGAATTTTCTGGTTTAGATAAGAAGTCTACAATATGTATTGTGTCAGTAGCAAGAGTCTCTCCATTAAATAATACTTTTGTACTTTCTTTTCTTAATATTGCATATTGAAACAACTGCTCTGTTAAAACTGTTAATTCTAATTTTGCTTTATTTTTAGGGTCTGATAATTCTAAGAATAAATCTTGAATAGCTGTTAGTGTTTCTCTAGAAGAATTTTCTGTAATTTTAGAATAAAGTAAATCTTCTACAATAACTTCTTTTTCTTCACCTGTTAATTTTATTCCTAACGCTGTAGACATATTTTTCTTTTGAGTCTTAGTAAGTCCTTCAAATCTAGCATGTAGTTTACTAACTCTTTCTCTCTTAGTCTCTCTAACTATAGCATCTGCCTCTTCATCTGCAATAATCCATTCTGCTGTTGGGTGTTTTGACAAATTATTTTCTCCCACAATTGTCATAGGGTCTGCAGTCATAATAGCATAAACTAATTCATCTAAAGGATTTCTTAAGTCTAATATACTTATATCTCTTCCTAGTTTTGCCTTGCAATTTTTATTAGTAAAAAATGGATCTAATCTATTTGATGAATCTGCTTCTGAAATTTTTGCTCCAGTAATTTCATCATTAAATCCTAGTTTTTTTACTAAAATATTTATTTCTTCTTTAGTATATCTAGCATTAACAGGTCCTAAATTATATTGATAAGTTGCTTTATCAAATCTAGGTCTAATAGTATTACTATTAGCTAAGAAGGCATAAGTTTCTCCAATTTGTTTATAGGAGGGATCAATATTTACCTGCCAATGTTTATTTTTTAAAATATTAGGGTAAATCTTTACTTTTTGTGGTCGTGAGTGTGTGTTTGACATATTTTTTAGTTTTTTTGTGTGTGTATACTTATGTTTAGTGTGAAGAATGGAGTTGAACCATTTCGAGTTAGATTCCTGTAATCTACTTCACTATAAAAAAAGGGGTGATTAATGGGTTCACCCCTTAAAACCCTGAAGGAATTTATCTTCCTCTCAATACTGCAGGGATTAGTTCCCCACACTTAGTAACATCTTTTACAAGGATACCAGCATCTTCCATTCTATGTACAGTCCAGAAGTCACCAGCATGAGACATTAGTGCTCCTTGGCTATTTCCATAAGGGTTAGATAAACCACCTGTGTAACCATAAGCAACATCTCTTGAAGATTTCAAATAAGCAATGTTTTTACCAAAGCCATCACCCAAACCATAGTTTATAAATGTAAATCTTGAAGATTCTGCTGGATAACCATTCTCATCTAGAATAGTGTTGAAAGTTACATCATCATAAGCTTTCATATGCATAACTGTCAATGAACCACCAAATTTCAATTTGTACTGTGTCCAAGGAGTTTCAGTATAAGACAATCCTGTTGGACCACCTGGTACCAATGAAGTTCCATCAGTTTTAATAAAATAATCTTTCATATCTTTGAAGAAACCTTGAGTTATTTGATTGATAGCCTCATCAAACAATCTTAGTCCTATTTCACCTGTCCACATTACAACATTACGTTGGTCATAAGCTACTCTACCAAAGAATATATCTTGCAAAAAGTCTTTAACTAGACCTATTGTAAAAGTGTTATAAAATTCTCTATAACCATCTTCTAGTATTTCTTGAAGACCTGGACCTTGGTGAACATAATAACCTGTAGACTCATCAACTACTGTAGAACTACTTCTTTGATACATCAAGTGAAGTTCTTTTTCCATTTCAAACTCTTTGTTGAATTTGATTTCAGCAACTGAAGTAATATACATATTACCTTTGTTTTTAGAATTCATAGCAGTTGCAATTCTTTTTTGGAATGCATCTGTAGACTCTCCTGCTTTTCTTCCTGCAAGAATCAACAAATCAGCTTCAGTCAAGTTACCATTCAATTTTCTTTGAGCAGCATCTCCTGTCATTTGATATTGTTTTCTGAATCTAGAAAGACCAGAACGGAATTTAATTTTTCCAATTGAATCTACACTCATTGAACCACCTTTTACAGAGCCTTCAGAATAAGTAGAAGCAAGTTTCATAATTCTTGATCCAATAACAAATAGATCAGTTGGTACAAATAGTGTAGGATCATCTGTCATCAATTTAACTGTGTAAATTGTTGCAGAACCATCTTTTTGACCAGCAGCCATAACACGCATGTTATATTTTTTACTGTCAGTAAATACTAGAGTATCTCCTTCAACATAAGTACCTAGGTCAAGTTTAATTTTAAATGGTCTTTGAGCAATACCTTTAGTAGTATTACTAGGTTCAACATCCTCTACAATAAGAGATGGTCTGTAACCTGATACCATAAATTCCCACTCTACTTTGTTTCCATCTACAGTAATAGTATCTGCACCTTGAGCTAGTTCAAGCAAAGGAGCTGTACCATCAAATAAAGATTTCATTGAAGCTAGTTGGCCCATACCACCTAATGCTTCTGTGTCAGTTTTAATCAAACCTGCTTGGTAAAGATTATTTAGGTTGGTATAGTTCATACCCCAGTTACGATCTCCCGTAAGCATTGGAGCTTTGATAATACCAAATTTACTTTGTGATAATTTCATATTAGTTTATTTTATTTTTGAATAGTTAATTTATAAATTCTAATTTAATTTTTTCTGTTTTAACTTTTCCTGCATTTCTTTTTAAAATCTCAGCTAGTTTACTTTTTTCTTTACTAGCTATTTCAATTTTATCAGATTTATCAGATAATCCTTCATAAAGTTTGTATGCAAGAGCAACCATTTTTTCTGGATCTGAAAGATATTCATTTAATACTTTTTTAAATCCAGTAGAGTTACCTATTATTTCTCCTTTTTCATTTTTAACTTCTAAAGAAGAAAAAATAAAATCTTCTAAGTTACTCTTTTCATTTTTAGCAATAATAACATTATTACTTTTTCCTCTTTGAATAACTTCTCTTATTTTGCCAACTGTTTTAACATATTGTTCTCTTTGTATTTTCATATACTCTTCTTGAGACTCAATAAGTTTTTGTTGTTGGTCTTCTCTAAAAGACTGTAAATCTGCTTGAATTTTAGATGCTTGAGTAAAAAGCTTTCCTTTTTCAGTGTAACCTTTTACAAGTTCATCAGATTCTTCTTCATCTAATCCTTTAACACTTATAAGATAGTTTTTAACTAAAGCTGTAGCATTATCTTCATCTTCAATATTTACGTCAACCCAGTTAGTTTGTTCGTAAGTAGAAATATATTCATCTATATTTCCACCATGTTTTAAAAATTTAAGAACTCCATCTACTTTAGGGTCATCAACCTTATAAGCTTGCTTTACCATTTGTAAAGCTTTTTCTTCTATAGTGCTTTCATAAGCATCAAATAGAGACTCTTCATCTCCATTCCAATCTTCAGGTAAATTAAGTAATCTTCTTTCAGCTAGTTCAGAAGCAAATACTTTTAAAGGATTCTCATTATCCTCTGTATCATCTTCTTCTGAAGACTCTTCTTCATCTAGTTCTTCAGAATTATCTTTACTTTTTTTATTTAAAATAGTTTTTTTCTCTTCCTCAGATAAATCTAACTCATCTAAGTTTTCATCATCTATTAAATCAGAATTGATAAGATCATTTTCACTTTCTTCATTTTCATTAATTTCTGATTCATTTAAGGAATCTATCTTGTCTGTTAAATTATCATCCTTGATGATATTTTCATTAAACTCTAAGATTTCAAAATCTAAATTGTTATCTGGCATGTTGTTAATTGTTTTATGTGGTTAATATTTTTTTGTTTTGTAGTAC